CTGTTCCGGGCCTTTCCTGCACCTTGCGGCAGGAGGCCTTCGCACATCTGTAACAAGAGGATTGCCGCAATGATTCTCGCCAACGACTTTCTTGAATACCTGCTCAACACAGAGCGTGATCTTGCCGTTCGCGTGCGTGAACGTTATGACATGTACCTGAAATCCCTGCCTGTACCGCAGCTCGCTGACGGAAAGATTGTTATTGATGGTCGCTACATGATTGACAGCCACGAGGGAAATTACAGGCTTTACCGCATTGAAGGTGGCACTCCGTCCGTTATTGGCATTTACCAGCGCCCATCCTCTGCAATCGTCGATGTGATTGCCGACAGCATCCGCATCACACATCGCTATGCCGACACAGAAGACACCGTGCTGGAAATTCAGCGGCTGGCTGCCGTTTGCCGTGACACCCTGAACGGTATGACGCAGTAAATCAGTATGACGACAGAGTACATCAGGGACTGGCAACAACCGCGCCACGCAGTGGGGCGTGAAGGAACGGGGATCCCCGCACCTGAATCCGCGCTTTCCTCCTGGCTGGATGCCTACCAGGCAGAGAACGAGCGCCGACAGGAAAAGGCTGATGCGGCGTTCTCTGCCACGCCACTGGGCAACCTGATTAATAAAAGCCTGGACGCACAGGAAAAACAGGACAAAACCATCACGCTGGCAGGAGACGCCAGAAGACAGGCACGCGGCGCGGTGGATGAAGCCATGGCCTCGCTGCGCCTGCTGCCGTCCTATCTGCGCGATCCGCTTATTCGCCACCTCTCCTTCCTGCGCAAAAAACAGGAAGTCGATCGCCGGAAAGGCAAAAAGAGCTGGCAGGCAGAACGCTATGCACGCGGAACCCTGCGCAAAATATTCGAACGTCTGGATCGCACTGACGGACACTGGCTGACACCGGGTTATCGCTCCCTTGCCGGACGCGAACGCCTGGACGATTTGCTTTACCTGCCGCAGCTCAACAAACACCAGATACAGACGCTGGCCACCATGACGGCGGCGATGTTCAGCAGCACCTTCGAAAAACTCTGCGATGGCTTTGGTGCGACTGATGGCGAGCTGACCATGGATGTAACGCTGAAGGCGTATCAGATGCTGGCCCGCATGGCGTTACACCTGCACGCCATGCCTCCGCATTATGACGCACTGACAACAGACAAAGGCCGGAGGAACGAACCAGACACGGAGCTGCTGCCGGGCGCAATCCTTCGCCTGACCTGTGCGGAATGGTGGAAACGCAAACTGTGGCTGTTACGTTGCGAGTGGAGAGAAGAACAACTCCGCGCCGCCTGTCTGGTTTCCAGAAAAACATCGCCCTATCTGAGCCAGGATGCGTTAAGCGAGTTTCGCGCACAGCGCGAGAAAACACGCGATTTCCTGAAAAGTTTCATGCTGGAAAACGAAGACGGGTTCACGATTGATCTTGAGACAGTGTATTACGCGGGAGTAAGTAACCCGGTTCACCGTAAGGCAGAAATGATGGCCACCATGAAGGGGCTGGAACTTCTGGCCGAAGCCCGTGGCGACAGAGCGGTGTTTCTGACTGTCACCTGCCCGTCAAAATACCACGCAACAACGGAGAACGGTCATCCGAATCCCAAATGGAACGGGGCCACTATGCGCGACTCCAGCGATTACCTGGTTAACTCGTTTTTTGCGGCGGTCCGCAAGAAACTGAACCGCGACGGCCTGCGCTGGTATGGCATCCGCACGGTGGAGCCTCACCATGACGGCACCGTGCACTGGCATATGATGGTCTTTGCTCATCCGGAAGAAATCGACACCATTGTGTCCCACACCCGCGATATTGCCATTCAGGAAGATCGTCACGAGCTGGGTGATGATATTACCCCACGCTTTAAGGCAGAGTACGTCGACGGCTCAAAAGGCACACCGACCAGCTACATCGCCACCTACATCGGAAAGAACCTGGACAGCCGCGCCGTGGATGGTATCGACCCGAAAACGGGCAAGCCACGCGTTGACCACGAAACCGGAAAATCAATGGCCGAGAGCGTGGAGCGCGCCATCGGCTGGGCGCGCCTTCACCGGGTCCGCCAGTTCCAGTTCTTTGGCATCCCCTCCCGTCAGGTGTGGCGTGAACTGCGCCGCCTTGCCAGCCAGATGGCACGCAACCCGGAAGGCCCGCAACGGCTGAAGGATGACGCAATGGATGCAGTGCTCGCTGCCGCTGATGCCGGGTGTTTTGCCTCCTACATAGAGAAACAGGGCGGCGTACTTGTTCCACGCCAAGACTACCTGATTCGCACCGCCTACGACCTCGCAGATGAGCTGAACGATTACGGCGAACAGAGCGTACAGATTTACGGGATCTGGTCACCACTCATCGGGGAGTCTTCCCGTGTGTGCACACATCCGGATAACTGGAAGCTGGTAAGACGTAAACCGGAAGCGGAAGACAGCGCCCGCGAAAATGGTTTTGACCTTCAGGGCGGCCCTGCCGCCCCTTGGACTCGTGGCAATAACTGTCCCCGTGTACAGGAAACAGGCAACAACGGGACAGAACAGCCGGAAGAACGGCCAGCACCGTGGCCGCAGCTTCCTGACGGCGTTGAAGTAAATGAATGGATGCGCTCACTGAAACGGCACGAACGCCGGGCGCTGATGCGTTCGCTTCGTGACAAACAGGCAAAAAACAGCAGCGATGAAATGCAGAACTGGACACAGAGCCGCAAACAGCAGCGGCCTTTGCCTGATAACCACGAGTTACTCGCTAAAGAATGGCGGGAGTCTGCTGATTCTCTCGGCCTGCATATCGGTGAACAACAGATGCAGCACCTGTTACGGGGCGGCAGTCTGTACGTTGACGGCAGCATCATTGCACCGCAGGGATTTGAAATTGTACGCAAACCGGATACCCGCCCGGACAGCCGAATCACGCAGCTCTGGCAGCGTCTGAGCCGTAATCATGGCGTAAGCAGCACGGAGATCCGCCATAACCCGGTCGCCAGCTATCTGGCACAGCTGGGGGCATCAGACCCTGAAGCCGCCGCACGCCTGGCATCCACACTTCAGCAGGACCAGAACACCATGAAAACACCCGTTACCGTGCTTTCTGACATGCTGCGCGCCATCCGCGACGCAGAGCACGCACAGAGAATCAGTGAAACCACTGAACGCGCCAGCCGCAAAGCAGACCTGCTGCGGGGTGGCCTGACCAGTGGAAACAAAAAACAGACAGAAACGGGACTCACGAATCCCGTAAATGAGCAAAAAACGCGCAGCGCTATATGAAGCGCGCACAAAACAGGCAAAAACGGGATTTCAGAATCCCGTAAACGATTAATTAATCAACATAAGGAAAACCGACATGAAAATTTACATCGACGACGGCTCCACCAACATCAAGCTGGCATGGACTGAGAACGGCGAACGCCGCAACGCCATCAGCCCGAACAGCTTCAAGTCGGAATGGTCTGCGCCGTTCGGTGGCTCGCAGCCTGCTAACTACATGCTTGATGGCGTGCGCTATGGTTTTGATCCGGTCAGCGATCGCTTTGTCCAGACGACCGACACGCAATACCAGTACAGCGATGTGAATGTCATTGCCATTCATCACGCGCTGGTCAAATCAGACATCACGCCACAGGAAGTGGATGTGGTTGTTACCCTGCCACTGAGCGAATATTTCGACACAAACGCACAGCCGGACATGGCCAACATCAACCGCAAAAAAGCGAACGTCATGCGCCCGGTGGAGTACCAGAACGGCGAAGCATTCACTATCCGTAACGTACGGGTTATGCCTGAATCCATTCCGGCTGGCTTTAAAGCACTGGCTGACATGAGTCCGTTTGAATCCCTGCTGATTGTGGATTTGGGCGGAACCACGCTGGATGTGGCAAAGGTTCAGGGGCAACTGGCAGGTATCAGCCAGGTGTTTTGCGATCCACACGTAGGCGTTTCTCTTATGGCCGATGCCGTACTGTCGGTGATGGCCACTAACGGTATGCGCACCAGTCACCACATCGCCAATACCATTATCGAACATCGCCATAATGAAGCCTGGCTGCGCCAGCACATCCACAATGACGCGCATTACGCCAGCCTGATGGCGGTTATTCGTGAAAAGGAAGAAACACTGAAACAACGCGTGATCCGCGCGCTGGCGGTTTTTTCGGGTTACGGGCGGGTGATGGTTGTCGGTGGCGGGGCGGAGATTGTGGCACCCGCTATCCGCGAAGCCTGCGGAGTTAATGCGACTTTCATCGCGGACGGGGTGCCACAGTTTGCTCTGGTTAATGGGCTGTACGCAATGGACAAGGAGTAAACCAATGACGACACCAACCAGACGGATAAGTTTCTATCTGAAGCCCGCCGCCGTCAAGAACGAAGGAGAAGCATGCGCCTGGCTGGACAGCCTTACACCAGAAGCCCGCAAAAGCGGCCAACGCGTGGCTTTTCTGGCCGGGCTGGCACTTCTGAAGACGAATCCGGCAGAGGCTTACCGACTGGCCGCATGGGCTGATGATGAGATGTTACCTGTGACACAAATCAGCTCAAAAAAGTTTGAAGCACAGTCTGCACCAGTGGCTAAGATAACCAGCCAGATGGCTGGGAATATCCGGGCGTTATTTCCTGAGTAAAAGCATCTGCGCGAAAAATGCTCACGTTTATAGAGACAGTATCATTCCATTTGGCACACTTACTTCAATAATCGATCTGTTAAACAAATAGATTGTCTATTATCTATCGATTAAAACGATCAATTATCTTGACAGTAATGTGCCTTTTTGTAAGATCGTTCGCATTGTGAGCGACAAGATAATTGCGCGGCATTGTCCATGCAAAACGCCCCAATAGCAGCAACTATTGGGGCGTAAAACTCGGTCGGACTCACTTAACCTGATATGCGTGCCTTCCGAAGTAAATCAAAATGTGCGTCGTATATTTTATTGCTTACACGCACCTCTGTAAAGGCACGCATATTTTTCCTATGAGGTAAATAAAGTGCGGGCTAAAACAGGTATTTGCAAGAACCCTCATCGTTATAATCCAACATTTCTGTCTCTCCCTGAATATCAAGGACAAGAAGGTCGGCACAAATGCGCTGCCTGTGCTTTTGAGCTAGGCATAAAAGATGCGCTTGAAGGACGCGCTATGGCTCAGAATGATTTAGTTTTAGCTAACATTCCGTTTAGCCAGGCTGGAACTGTAAGGCACAGAGATGCCTATGAAGCATATGTTCGTGGTTGGCGATTAATAAACAGCAACAATTGATACTTTTGAAGCGCCGATAAGGCGCTTTTTTTGTTTGCACGATAGTGCACAAGTTTGCACAATTTTTTTGAACGACTTTTTGTACTTCCGGCCCGCGTGGTGGCTGGATCCGTCAAGGATCCGTACGTGCACAAAAAAACGCGTTTTTTCTGCGCGCAGGTGACGGGGGAACAGCCCGCGTTTCAGGGGGTAAATAGCGTTCCCTTAACGATGTCGCAGCGACACGACAGAATGGCCGTCTTTCTCACGCTGAGCGTGAAAAAGACGTGAGGGATTCTGATTTGATGGGGTGAAAGGTAAGGCCGTCAAAATCGCACTGAGGCGGCGAGAACATGCAATCAACGCGGTGGGATTGCGTAAGAGTCTGACTGTCGATGATGGCAATCAGCAGGAAAGCGTCGTGAAATTATCTGATTGATACAGGAGCTGGAGAGTCGGGGCATAAATTTTTTATGCCCCGGCGAAGCAGCAGACAAGCGAAGCGCGTCAGGATGTGGGCTGGGTGTCTAACAGTGCGTAAGGGTTAAAGCGGATCACCTCTTCGCCAAGCCAGTCATTGATGTGCTTCATGGCCTCCATGACGGGCATCAGCTCGTTAATTGCGTAAACCCGCGCGGCCTTCTCCACATCACCAAACGCACTTTTTTCGCCCGGCATCGCCCCCATCAGTTGCGGCGGAACGCGGTGCGCAGCCAGCACATCATCACGGGATGCCGCCTTAACATTCATGAACTCATCCTTTGCGGTGATCTGCTGGAACGGCAAAATTTGCACCCCCTCTTTGCCCCCGTTGGGCGCATGGATGAGCACGTTTTTAAACGCGCCACCACCACGCGCACCCTGTAACGTTTCTTTCAGGGAGTCCATGCTTTCGCGGTTTACCTGCGCTGCACCGATGTAGATGATGCACCCGGCGTGGGATCCATTGTCGTAATACAGTTTTCTGAACATGTCCGCCGAATGAGACAGGCTGGCCGAGAGTAATGCGCCAAGATATTCCGGCATGCCGTAAATTTCCTGGTTAATGTCCGGATTCATCAGGTGGCACACTTTGCCAGGGCGAAACTGAAACGCGTCCTTGCCATCCTGCACATACCACCATGATTCAAGATCGCTTCCGCGTCGCATGTATTTCGCCAGTGCGTGCCGTAATTTAAGTGGTTCGCCGAGCATATTGCTCCGAAGCTCAAGGAATGCGTTACCGAACACAAACCAGTCCAGCGCCAACGCCGAGAAATCCTGCCGGGAAAGCAGCGGGTGCGGGATGTAGCAACCGAGCAATACATTGCGCTTAAAGTAAAGCGCAGACTGATGCCAGGACGTTTGCCGGGCGGCTCTTGCCAGACCGTACCAGTCCACCGGGGTTTCATACCATCGCCCGTTATCAGCACAGTACATATTGTCCAGCAGGTCATGCCCGGTCAGGCGATAAGGACCATCAAATGTGAATGCACTGAGCGATGATTCTTTCCTGAGCGCATCAGCGAGATCAATGCGTGAACTCATGCGCACTTTTTTATTTTTTCTGCTCATCAGAACTCCATAACCGTGAAACGCTCGTTTTCTCCTTCGCCGCCAATTGGTTCGTTAATGACAGCAAGCATGGTTGCCCACGCAAGGTCGCCGTGGCTGATCCCCCTCGCGCGGTCCGTTTCGTAAGTGATAAAGCCGCCCGGTGTTTTCACCTTACGCACGGCGTTAAAGGCCGCGACCAGCTCGCGTTCGGCGCGATCGTATTCCCATCGCCCGGCACGCATTATTTGCAGCATTTTCAGTACCAGCGACCGTTTGGATGACAGCGTGAAGGTGTACGGAATAGCAGCAGGGAAAAACCGCTTCACTATCTGATAAACAGCCTCCCCGTTCCCGCCCGTCACATCAATGCCGATGTGTTCCACGTTGTAGCGACACGTGAACTCTTCAATGACTCTGGCCTGTTCTTCAAACTCCAGCCCCTGAACGCGTCGCGTTCCACCGTTCGAAAACGGCCACCAGGAACAGCCGGAGGAACCACCACGGACACAGCGCCGCTGTCGCCGTTGCCACTGCTGCCGTTTGCGTCATACCCAATCCATACCGGACGATTCCCCATAGGGCGGGGAGCAAAAGGTTTCCAGTCTTTCCAGTCGTCGTATCCGTCAACACCGCAGCCAATCAGGATATTCAGGTTAAATGCCGATTCCCCTTCGCGGACAAACTCACACATATAGAGATTGAGGAACTCGTCTTCGGTGTTTTCATCACGAATTTCGTCGATATCGGTGTGTTTCCAGCCGTGATTAACCACATCTTCCAGCGTGACAATTTGCCGCCAAGTCCGGTCAGGGCAGATAAGCCCGTTATGCAGCGTTTTCCAGTCCACAGAAAAACGCTGGCGTTTATGCGAGGCCTTTTTCTCGTTCCAGCGGTCGCCGTTCCAGTAGGCGTACGCCTCGTGCGTTTCGGTGGATGGCGTGGAGAAGTAGGTGCGCCGCAGTCCGCTGAGGGTTGCCATAGCGCCAGCCACCTTGCGCAGTTCAGCAAAGCGACTGACCCAGAAAAATTCATCAAAATAAAAATTGCCCGTATAGGACTGTGCCGACGCAGCAGAAGTGCCGAGAAAATGCAGCTCTGCGCCGTTGGAGAGGATGATTTTATCGCCCCCTTTCAGCTCCACATCAACTTCAGCCGCGGCCTTCTGAATAATGCTTTTAAACTGGAACGCCTGACGACGCGACGCAGACAAAAAAATCTGGTTACGCTGGTAAGGTTGCGCCACATCGTCACGCAGCGCCATCAGCAGAGCTTCCTGTGCAAAATACCAGGTCGCCCCAATCTGTCGGGATTTCAGGATCATCCTGTTACGTATCCCGGCTTCCCTGCAAAGTGTCAGGGAGTCAAACCAGCCCCGCTGATGCCACTCCAGCCTGCTGATGATTTTTTCCCGCAGTGCGGCAATCTGTTCCGGCGTGAAATGATTTTTGAGTTTTTTCGCCCGGCCTTTCTTTCCTGTGGCCGTCGCATCCGGCTGGCCATCATGCAGTTTTTTAAGCTGCCGGGTCAGCAGGTCTATTTCCTTAAAGTCACCGCCTGTTTTATTCTGTTTTTCAGTAAGCTGGATGAGGCGCGCATCGATGGACTGCGTGACACGCTGCACGGGGGGCGTTTCATCCCACTGGTCGCGTTTTTTCCACGCATAAATCGTGTTCGGGTTTATTCCCATCAGACGTGATATTTCTGCGGGCGGATAACCCTGCCAGTAAAGTTGCCGCGCACGCTGGCGCACAAAAGCGTCCTGAATCATTGCTCCCCCTGAGTAATTACAGGAAGATTACCCGCGCGCGAAACCGTTCTCCTTAACCCCCTGTTCTGGCCGTTTTCTTACAACAAAAGCCCTTTGTGTCAGCCTGTTACGCTTTGCCATCATGACTGAAGAACCAGTCAGAGGGGCAAAAACTATGGCTAATGAAAAAAAGACATCCCGCAAAAAGTTTCGCGTGGCTGTCTCCGGATCAACTGTTGATGGCCGCGAAATCAGCCCGGTACATCTGCGTGAAGCCGCCGAGAACTTCAACCCGTCCGTTTACGCTGCCCGCGTGAACGTTGAGCACTATCTCTCGCCATGCCCGTCAAGCGAATTTTCCGCAATGGGCGATGTCACCGCACTGAGTACGGAAGACATTACGGAAGGTCCGCTGGCAGGTCGCACGGCACTGTATGCCGAAATTGAGCCGACCGCTCGCATGATGTCCCTGCTTAACGATGGTAAAAAAATTTACTCCAGTATTGAGCTGGAACCACAGTCAACCATCACGGGAGGCCCTTACCTGCGCGGGCTGGCAATGACCGACACCCCTGCCAGCCTGGGCACGGAACGTCTGGCCTTTGCGGCACAACAACGTATGCAACTGATGACATTCAACTGTCAGCAGGGAGACGTGGCGATGTTTACCGCCGCTATGGAGTCAGAACTTATCGAACTCACCGAACAACGTCAGGAAGAAGGCACCCAGTGGTTTAACCGCGTTATGGGGATTATTGGTCGTGGCCGCAAAGCGGATGACGCCAGTTTCTCCCGTATTCAGGAAGCGCTGGAAGGCGTCGCAACGTCACAGGCCGACATTATCGACCGTTTTAATGTGCTGGAAACCCGCCATCAGCAGGACCGCCAGAAAATCACGTCACTGACCACAGAGCTGACAGCACTGAAGGAAAAACTGCGCACGCAGGACGGCGATCCGCAGAACCGGTTCACCGCAACAGGTGCAGCCTCCGACCAGCTGGCTGACTTCTGATAAGACAAAGGAGCAAATTTTTATGAATCTGGTGATGTCAGATATTACCCGCAACAAGCTGGGTTGCTATATGGCGCAGCAGGCGTCGCTTAACAATATCCCGGTATCTGCACTGGTATCGCGATTTACCGTGGAACCCTCGGTACAGCAGCGTTTTGAAAACGCCTCAAAGGAAAGCACCGAATTTACAAAAAGAATTAACGTGATCGGCGTGACCGACCAGAAAGGCGAAAAAATCCTCCTGGACACCACCGGGCCAATTGCACGCACGAATACCAGTTATGACGGCACAAAACGCCGTAACCCGAATAACGTGGTTGATCTGAAAAACCGCAAATACCAGTGCGAACAGGTGAACTACGACACGTTTATTTCGTATCCGAGCTTGATGCCTGGTCGGCACACCCTGATTTTCAGTCCCGCATCAGCGCACAGATTGCCCGACAGGTGGCGCTTGACCGCATCATGATCGGTTTCAACGGCACGTCTCACGCGGATGAGTCCAACTTCAGCACCAACAAGCTGCTTCAGGACGTTAACGTGGGCTGGCTGGAGCACATCAGAACCGACGCCAGCGACGCGTTATGAATGACGTGACGCTGACCTCCCGCAACATGGACAACACCGTGGCGCACGCGGGTAAGTATGCGAACGCTGATGCACTGGTACAGGACGCCGTCATCCCTGCTGGATGAATGGCACAAGGAAGCTGACGACCTCGTGGTGATTATGGGGCGCAACCTGTTTAACTCGCTCGCTGCCCGTGCTGAACAGCATCAGCGGCCAGAATCCCAATGCGGAATTACTCGCCGGACAGCTCATCCTGTCATCGCGCACCATTGGCGGGCTGGGTTTCCTTGCGCCGTTCTTCCCGGATGCAACGATGCTGATCACCTCATTCAACAACCTGTCGATTTACTGGCAGAAAGGTTCAATGCGTCGCCTGATGAAAGACGAGCCGGAATACAACCGCATCGCCACCTACCAGTCCATCAATGACGCTTATGTCGTTGAAGACTATGGCAAGTGCGCAATGGTCACTGGCCTGAAGTTCGCCGACAGCTAATCAACTCACGGCGGGCATCATGCCCGCCAGTAACGGAGAGAACAAATGATTACTCCTGCACAGCAACACTGGCAGAACGTGATGGCACAGCGCGCAGGCCGGGCGAATGAAGGCGTGGACCACGCCGCGCGTACCGCGCATGAAGAGGTGCTGTATCGTCTGCGTCTGGCACAGGCCCGGCTTAAGGGCGTACAGGCCAGAAGCGCGAAAGCCGCCATCAAAAAAGAGTTGTTGCCGGATTTTTCCGGCTGGATTGAGGGAACGCTGGAGGCTGACGGCGGGCAGCAGGATGAAGTGATTGCCACGCTGATGGTGTGGGCGATTGACTGCGGCGATCTTCCGCTTGCGCTGCGTATCGGCGCGTATGTGGTCCGTCACAACCTCATCATGCCGGATAACTTTGGCCGTACTGCTGCCACGGTACTGACCGAAGAAATCTGTAATCCGGTACTGACGCAGGCCGGGACGGATGCCGACGCGGATTTATCCGCCTTTATCGAACCACTGGACACCCTCCGGGAGATTGTCACCGACCAGGACATGCCGGACGAAGTGCGCGCCAAATTATGCAAAGCGTGCGCCTTTGCCCGCCGTGGCCTGAGTGATGCGGACAGCATGGCCCTGTCACTGAAGCTGCTGCGCGAAGCAATGCACCTGAACCCGAACGCAGGTGTGAAACGCGAGATTGCAACCCTTTCCCGCGCCCTGAAAAAAGCCGATTCCGCAGCCGCACCAGAAGACGCCAGCGCACAGCAGGCGCAGGACGAAAGCAGCAAAAGTAAAAAGACAACGCGGAAGCCTGCAACACGAAAAACCACCGCGACGCAGAAGGCGAAGCGCGGTTAACGACTGACCCCGTCAGCGGGCGGCGTGCGCGGTGTTCCGGTTTGACTCCGTGACCGTTTACACCGCGCACCCACCGCCCGATTTTTTTCAGGAGTGAACCCCATGAGTATGGTTGCCAGAACCAAACCCGGACCCGCAGAGGACGACATCACCGATACCGATGATGGTGATACCCGTATTTCAGCGGGTGCATTCTGGCCGGATATTGTGCTGCGTGAACTGCGTCTGGCGGTACGACTGCCGGGACGTGTGACCACCTCCCGCCTGCTGCATACCGCCACCGGGGCCGTGGCACACGTTACCCGCGAGCTGGAAGCATGGCAGCAGGAACAGCAGGCAGCTGGCCATCAGACGCTGGCCGATGTTCCGGCACCCGTAATTAACGGAGAAAGCGTCAATCTCTGGCACTGGCGCAATGCTGTTTATACCGCCACGCGCGCCCTGATTCTGGAGCGTTATCGTGATGCAGACACAACGGACAAGGGCGACCGCCGGGCGGACGCTCTGGATATACAGACATCGGATTTGTGGCGCGATGTGAGCTGGGCCATCTCTGACATTCTGTGCCGCCCGCGAATCTTTGCGGAGTTGTGCTGATGAAAGTGAAGGCACTGGAAGGCGACACCGTGGATTCGCTCTGTTTCCGGTACTACGGCACGACGCAGGGCGTCACCGAAAAGGTGCTGGATGCCAACCCCGGACTCTGTCAGCAGGTATTTCTGGACGCCGGGCAGGAAGTGGAGATGCCGGAGCCGGAGAAGAAGAAACGAGAAATGATTCAGTTGTGGGGGGAGTAGCAGTGAGCACCATTCAAACAGGGATCACAGAGCAGGTTATTGCGTGGCTCTTTGACCACCTGCCAACGGTGTATGCAGTAGGCGCGGCGGTCAGCATTTCCGCGCTGATGAGTCTTTATGACGGACGAACACTGGTTCAGACCGTAACGGGATCGCTGGCGTGCGGCGTTCTTGCCATGGCCGTGGCCGGGTCGTTGCGCTTCTTCGGTTTTCCTGAAGATGCCGTGACGTTTATCGGCGCATCAATCGGTTTTATGGGCGCAGAGAAAGCACGCGACAAGGTTATTGCGGCCTTTAATCGCAGGGTGAAGGAGAAGGACGAATGAGCAACACATTTAAATTCAGCAGCCGGAGCGAAAAGAATTTGCAGGGCGTAAATCCTGATCTGGTGAAAGTGACCCGACGGGCACTGGAAATTTCGGAAGTGGATTTTGGTATCACCGAAGGGTTGCGCAGTCGTTACCGCCAGAAGCAACTTGTGGCCACGGGTAAGAGCCAGACCATGAACAGCCGCCACCTTACGGGACATGCCGTGGATGTTGTGGCTTATATCGGCAGCCAGGTGTCATGGGAATGGCCGCTGTACGAAAAAATCGCAGCAGCATTCAGACAGGCCAGCCGGGAACTGAATATTCCGGTGGAATGGGGCGGCGACTGGAAGACCCTGAAAGACGGACCGCATTTTCAGTTACCACACGGAGCCTATCCGGCATGAAGCTCTGGCCCACGCTGGGTGTCGCTTTCCTTCTGATTGCCGCATGGGGAACATCCATGCGTCTGTCGTGGTCGCTGGGCCGGGAGAACGCCAGAAACGAAGCGCAGGCCAGCGCCCTGAAAAGTACCGTCGACACCCTGAATATCATCAGCACCGGGGTACAGGATATGCAGCAGGTGCTGGCGCAACTCCGCGTGGAAAATCAACAGAATCAGGACGGAGAGGCCAGACGTGAACAGCTACGCAACGATATTGCAAAAGATGAATGCGCCCACGCTTTGCCTGACGCTCGTTTTACTGACAGGTTGCGCAGGCACGCAGAACGCGCCACTGCCAGCGCCGTCAGTCCGGCTTATACCGCAGACGCTGACCATACCGGTAACGCCTCCCCCCTTCCCTGACACTCCCACATGGGGAAATCTCGGTATATGGGGCGACCGCCTTCTGGATGCACTGGAAACCTGTAACGCTGATAAACGGGCCATTGAATTACTGGAACAGCGCAGGCTGCAACGACTGAACAACGAGGACAACAACCATGCTGAAAACTGATTCCCTGCGTGAAGCCATGACCCGTTCATGCCGATGGTGTCAGGCTAACCCGGAAAAATTCACCATTTTCGTGGAGAGCGGCAACATTGAAACGACCGGAGAAACTCCCTCGTTTGTTTACCGCTATCAGATGGTGATGTTTGTCATGGATTACGCCGGGGAGCTGGACGACCTCACGCTGCCGCTGCTGGCGTGGTTATCCGAAAATCAGCCACAGTTGTTGCTCAACCCTGAGCGTAATCAGGACATCAAATTCTCCGCCGTTATCAATGACGATGACAGCGCCGATCTCCTGTTTACGCTCCCCCTGCGGGAACGCGTTCGCATCATGCGCAGCAGTCAGGGCACACCGCAGGCAGAACACCTGCCTGAGCCAAAACCCCGCCTGCCATCTTCCGAAGGCGACTGGTCGCATGTATTCCAGGATGTGACGTGGGGTGAAAGCGATGGATAAGGCATTCACCCGCGTGGATGAAACCTTTGAGGCCATCCGCGACAGCCTGAATCAGCAGGCCATCAATAACATCGCCAGAAAGCTGGCACAGGATTTACGCCGCGCCCAGCAGGCACGTATCCGGTCACAGAAAGCGCCGGACGGGACTGCATGGACACCACGCAGACGCCGCGTAACCCGGATACAGGAGCGCATTCGCTTTATCTGGAATAACGAAGCACGCACGCTGAAAAACTGGCATCACGACACGGGGAAATACGGGCGAACCATTACCGGGTGGGATGAGGATAAAAACAATATCCGCACGTTTTACCGGGATGACATCGACCGTTTTCTGGAAATACGCACCCGGCGCATCAACCAGGACAGCACAAAGCGCGTCCCCATGTTCGTAAAACTGCGCACCGCCCGCTACCTGAAAGCCCGTGCAGATGCTTCCGGTGTGACGGTGGGTTACAGCGGCGTGGCCGCACGTATTGCCCGCGTTCATCAGTTCGGTGAGCGCGATCAGGTTGCGCCGGGCATTTTCACCGATTACCCGGTACGTGAGCTGTTGGGTATCAGCCAGGCAGATGAGCGCCTGATTTATAACACGGTGCTGGGCCGGATTGCGGAGGCTGTACGGTGAGCGCAGAACTCATGCGACTGCTGAGCAACATCATCCGTACCGGGATCATCTCTGAAGTTGATGAGGAATCCTGGTGCGTGCGCGTTCGCAGCGGCGAACTGGAAACAGGCTGGTTGCGCTGGAACACCACGCGCGCGGGAGCCTTCAATGTGTGGCTGCCGCCATCACCAGGCGAACAGGTGGTAATTGCCTGCATTGGCGGCAACCCGGAAACCGCCATGATAATTGGCAGCCTGTGGAGTGATGCCAGTCCGGCACCCGGCAAAAGCCTGAAAGAAATCGTGGTCAGCGCGCCGGACGGCGCGGTGTTCCGCTACGACGCGGACGCAGGCGCACTGAGCGCCAGCGGCATGAAAACGGCCACCCTGCAGGCATCTGTCAGCGTGACACTGGACACGCCCGTCGTGGAATGCACAAACCTTCTGAGAACAGCGACGATTGACGTCACAAAAGGAGGAAAGATGAGCGGCAATATCACGCACAGCGGCGGCGATTTCACCTCAAACGGCATCACAGTGCATACGCATAAACACGGTGGTGTTAAAGGTGGCAGCGATTCGACAGGAGGCCCGCAGTGACAACCCGCTACACAGGAATGAACCCGGACGGGACGGGAAACCTGAACGATATGGAGCACCTGAAACAGTCAGTCAAGGACATCCTGACCACCCCGCTGGCAAGCCGGGTTATGCGACGGGAATATGGCAGCCTTGTGCCTGATTTGATTGACGAACCCATGAATAACACCACGCGTCTGCAATGCATGAGTGCTGCCGTGATTGCGCTGACACGATGGGAACCCCGCATTGCCCTGGATGCCATCGACGTTGTCTGGAAAGCGGGAGGCCACGCCGGGGTGACACTGTCGGGCACTGTCATGCAGACCATGCAGAATGTTGAGTTAACCATCACGCTGAGGGAGTAAATCATGCCCGCCGTTGACCTTTCCCAGTTACCGGAACCCGCCATCATCGCGGAGCCTGACTTTGAAGCAATTCTGGCTGACACAAAAGCCATGATGATTGCGTCCTATCCCGCCGAACAGCGTGAAGCCGTTTCCGCCGCGCTGGAGCTGGAATCGGAACCCCTTAACGTTATCGCTCAAACCATGTCGTTTCGTGAAATGCTGTTACGCCAGCGGGTTAATGAGGGCGCACGCGCCTGTATGTTAAGCCACGGTTCAGGGACAAACCTGGACAACCTCGCGGGCAATATGAACACAAAGCGCCTGGTTATCACTCCGGCAACGGATACCACCGACGCGGTGATGGAGAGCGACACCTCGCTGAGACTGCGGGCGCAGCGGGCGTACGACGGCCTGAGTGTTGCTGGCCCGTCAGGTGCATACGAGTATTTTGCCCGCAGCGCCAGCGGTCTGGTGCGTGATGCGCGGGCTATCAGTCCGTCTCCGGCAAATGTGACGGTTTCCATCCTGTCCACTGAAGGCGACGGCACAGCAACGGAGGCGTTGCTTAATACCGTTCGCGCCGTTCTGAATGCAGAGGATACCCGCCCTGTGGCCGACCGCCTGACCGTACAGAGTGCCAGAATCGTGACATGGCGGCTGAATGCAAAACTGTACTTTTACCCCGGCCCGGAATCCGAACCTATTCTGGCCGCGGCTGAATCGTCGTTCAGGAAGTGGCTGGCTGAGCAGGGCTTATCGGTCAGGACGTGGCGTTGTCCGCCATTGCTGCCGCACTGCATGTGCACGGTGTGCAACGCGTGGAGATAATCGAACCCACACAGAATATGGCCATCAGCGACATACAGGCGGCGCGCTGTGAGTCATTCACCATCAGCGAAGGTGGACGCAATGAGTAATTCGTTGTTACCACCATCAGCCAGCAATTTCATGCGTTGTGCCGAAGCCGTCGGAACACGCATTACAGACATTCCGGTAGACCTCAACACGCTGTGGTCGCCGGACACCTGCCCGGTGCATCTGCTGCCTTATCTCGCCTGGGCATTTTCCGTTGACCGCTGGGATCGCAACTGGCCGGAAGAGACAAAGCGACAGGTTATTCGTGATGCATGGCTGATACACCGACACAAAGGGACCATCAGCGCACTGCGAAGAGCCGTGGAGCCTCTCGGCTACCTGATTGAAGTAAAGGAGTGGTGGCAACTCAACGAGGAGCCGGGAACATTTCGCATTGTTGTCGGAGTACTTGATCAGGGCATCACAGATGAAATGTATCAGGAACTTGAGCGCCTTATTGCGGATGCAAAACCAGTAAGTCGCCATCTGACAGGGCTGGCGATCAGCCTGAGTGTGAACGGAAATATTTTCGTTGGTACGGGATGCTATCACGGCGATGCCCTGACGGTTTATCCCTACACCCCGGAGTCCATTATTGTCGAAGGGGATTATTTCCCTGCCCCGGTCATTCATTTAATTGATAATCTGAGAGTAAACGCATGACAGTGAAATACTACGCCATTCTGACTAATCAGGGCGCGGCACGACTGGCTAACGCGACGATGCTCGGCAGTAAGCTGAATCTGACGCAAATGGCCGTTGGTGATGCAAATGGTGTGTTACCAACACCAGACCCTGCACAAACAAAACTGATTAACCAGAAACGCATTGCACCGCTGAATCTTCTGAGTGTTGACCCTAACAATCAGAGCCAGATTATTGCGGAACAAATTATCCCTGAAAACGAGGGAGGATTCTGGATCCGTGAGATTGGGCTTTATGATGATGAAGGCGTACTCATTGCGGTGGCGAATTGCCCGGAAACGTACAAACCGCAGTTGCAGGAAGGCAGTGGTCGTACCCAGACTATCCGCATGATTCTGGCTGTCTCGAATACCGAAGCCATCACGCTGAAAATCGACCCGTCGGTGGTACTGGCGACCCGTAAATATGTGGATGACAAAATCTCAGAACACGAACAGTCACGACGACACCCGGATGCATCGCTGACCGCAAAAGGTTTTACTCAGTTAAGCAGCGCAACCAACAGCGATTCTGAAACGCTTGCGGCAACGCCAAAGGCGGTAAAGACAGCATATGACCTTGCTAACGGGAAATATACCGCACAGGACGCGACCACAGCGCGAAAAGGCCTTGTCCAGCTCAGCAGCGCCACCAATAGCACTTCTGAAACGCTGGCCGCAACGCCGAAAGCGGTAAAGGTCGCGTATGACCTTGCTAACGGGAAATATACTGCACAGGACGCGACCACAGCGCGAAAAGGTCTTGTCCAGCTCAGTAGCGCCACCAACAGCGATTCTGAAACGCTTGCGGCAACGCCAAAGGCGGTAAAGACAGCATATGACCTTGCTAACGGGAAATATACCGCACAGGACGCG